TCACAGCATTCCATGTGTTTTAGCGTAATCGCGCAACGCTTCGTTCATTTTGGTTTGCCATCCATCGCCCTGCGCCCGATAGGCGTCTACCACATCGTGATCAATTCGTAGCTTAACCGGCTCTTTCGGATTTGCCAGTTTTGGCCGACCACGGGGTTTCATGACTTTTTCTGCGCCCTCTTGACCGAACAACTCGGTAAATACCTCGGTGGCTGGGCGTGCACGGGCAAACTCTGCCTCGCCCCACTCAGGGTTATCTGTCATGGTGACTTTACTGATTTTTTTGTTCATATCGCTTTACCTCACGGGAATTGGCCTTACGCAAGCTGATAACATGCACCTTGCCGTTACGTGGTGTGAATACCAACATATGTAACCGCTCTTCAATGTAGCCCAGTGCCTGAAAGCGCCGCTCTGGATATTCCTTACGCAGATCCTCAACAATTAGCGCGGTGACAACTTCAAAATCACGCGCCATCTCAAAGGACAATTTACGTTCAGCAATATTTTTTTCGTTTTTGGTTGGGTCGTAAGATATGTCCATTCATTTAATGTACCCCCAATAAATGGAACAATGCAAGCGATGTTAGCATTCGTGCTTTAGTCTCATTTCCCTTGTGCCATCCCTCACACAACACCCATCACATGCCCCGCGCGCCCGTAGGCGGCACACTGGCCACATGAATATCCTTATTGCTGGTCTTAAACGCCTGTTGGCTACCCACTCGCTGAGTGATGGCGGTTTTACTACTGCGCTGGAATTAGAGGTGAAAATAGATGATTTGGATATGGAATGATGATTTTTAATCAATAATCACGCATAATTATCATTAACACCGACCCTAGTCGGGATGATGCCGGAGTCCGGATCATGTTCAATTGCCCTTTATGCCATAGCGCAGCCCATACCCGCAGCAGCAGCCAGATCACCACAGAAACCAAAGAGCGCTATCACCAGTGCATCAATGTGAATTGCGGTCATACCTTTGTGACGATGGAAAGTTTTATGCGTTCTATATCAAAGCCCGGCGAGATTAACCCGGTGTTACCCCATCCGCAAGCCGGCGGCCAGGTAGTCATGTTCTGACGGCTGAAAATAAATATATCTGCCCTGCCCTAATCCTGCTTTCGCGGGATTTTTTATGGCCTCAAAAAAACGATGCTGCCACCCTGCTGCCATTTTGCTGCCACTTGCCAAATCTCAGGCACAAAATCTATGGTCACCCCGTTTTTGCAACACCGATTTTGATTTATGATGGGCTTGCTTAAATCTATTCGGCGTCTGGTGGACAAGGATGTCCGCGCCATGATGATTATGTTGTTGCGGTTAATCACCATGCCAGCCAGTATTAGGTCAATCACTGCGCCGCCAATCTCACCAGCGATAAAACCTGCGCGTTCTTCTTTCCACTTACTATCCATAGCCACCTCCGTATAAAGTTCGATCAACTTAACATAACTGGCACGCAGTCTTTCGGGCTGCATCCACAACATGACTCTATTTTCAGAACATTCGGAGCTTAAATCATTAGGAGCCGCCAGATGGAGCCAAGTATTATTGAAACAATATTGTAACAATCAGGGAGATAAAGAAATGGATGCTACGTTACTTTCAATGATGCGGTCAGGTGGAAGGAATAAAGACTGGGCAGAAACGATGGTGAATCTGGAGGCCCATAAGCTAATTAATATCGCGAACACACTGTCTGCTACCCACCTTAGCGATAGTCTGACCCGGATAAATTTTGTTCAGGAAATAAAGGAAGTTGTTGAGCGGCAGTTCGCTGCTGCCCGGCGTGCTAAATCGGACGAAGAATGTATGACCTGCATACAAAGTCTGAGAGCGGAGACGGAAAGCCTTCAGGAACAAGATCGGATGTTGCGGATGAGAACCGCGAAACTTTACGCCAAAGTGGAGTTCGTCCGGGAAAATAACAAAATTGTTGGGTATGTCATTTCAGCTGTAAATATTGTTGTTTCCGGTGTTGTCGTTGCCGGTGGTATGATGATGATAGCCTCAATGACCCCTATTGGGGTTTTAGCAGGAGCAATGCTGGTGGCTGACGGCGCAAATGGGATAACTAAAGAAATAATTAATCTTCAGCCAGGCAACCAGACTTATTCTGAAGGGGTCGTAGCCGATAAGGCTATGGAAATAGCCCAGTTTATGGGGTTTAAAGCAGAATCTGGGCTGGCTTTCTACAATACAGTAACTCTTGGTGCCAGTGTCTACAGTATATTCGGATTAGCAAGGAAACCCGGAGCATGGAGGTTATTCCGTTGGCTACCGCGTGACTATTATCGAAAGGTTGAAACGATGAGCAGGCCCAAATTAACGATGAAAATAGTGGGTTACGGCGTAAAGGCTAAAGTGATCTTTGACCTGCTGTCTACTGACGAGCATTCACGTTAATTTTGATAATTTCTCCAGTATCGCCATGACTTGTAAGAAAGAATTGGCGGTTGACTAAAAATCACTATTAACATAGTGATCAGCAAACCTATACCAGTAGATGTTATGTAGGCCCTATCACTTGAAAAAATAACCCAGATAAACATTGTCATACAGCCGGAAAATATCCATAAAACAATCTTGAACCGATTAGCCAAATCTTGAATGGCTTCCCCAAGGGTTCCGCCATAGCTTTCTACGTTATTTTTAATTTTCTGAAGTTCTGTATGACTGAAGCCAGAGCTTAACAGTGCTTCTTCACTAACTCTCATGACCTTTTCATCCTTAAAAGCAATTGACATTCCTTGAATATATATCAGAAAATAATCACCTGGTCGATAAATATCAATTTTAATGTTAAATAACATATAGTTATATTTTTATCGTGTTTTTTTTGTACGGCCATCCCCATCAAATGCAGGTTCGTTTACAGGTATTGTGGGTTTGAGGATTTATAGGTGCGGGTTATTACAGTTAGGAGGTTATATACCGTGGACTGACTGAATAGGCCGGGCCATTAAGCCCGGCATTGATTGTTACTCTGGCGCTACTGGCCACTCTATATCTGGCGCGGTTGATAAATCTAATTTCTTCAATTCGATAATGTACTTCTTAACCGAAACTAATTTTTCGCGGTCAGCGTCAGTAATGATATTCAATATCAAGTCAGACTGTAGCCCGTCTATGTCTGCTCGAACGAGTGACAGCTTGTGCTCTCTTATTTGCTTTGCATCTGAAACTAAAATCGCTTTGAGCTTTTGCTGATTAACAACAATGTCATCACGTTTACCATTAAATTCCCATGCTGCCTGGTATTTTTGGTCTGGTAATTTACTGCGTTTGATGATGAGAAAATAATCATCGTGGCTAAATGAATCGAGACTCGCCTGGCTGTTAAAATTAACTACTGATAAACCCGCTTCGTCTTCGTATACCGCTACGAACAAGTCGTCATAGATAATATTTTCATCAGTAATAAGTAAATCATCAGCCGGTACTTCGCCTTTTTTATCTAAATTTTTCATGTTTTATGTCCCTACGCTGAATACAACAAATTGGATTTCATTTTGATCTTGAAGACCGTAATCAACCCCACCGTCTGCGGGGGTCAGAATTCGAAATGAAGTTGCTGCTTTTGATGTGACGGTGGGTTCATGTGTGTTATACGCACCATCAACACCAACAACTACCGCATATGCGCCGGGCATTGCGCTGGAAAAAACTACTGTGTACGTCCCTGCTGCATTCCGCACCACACTTGAAATGCCTACTGAGCCAGACACGGCACCTGTTTTAGCGTTGAACACCGCAAAGGCGCGGGCTGTGCGTGTTGATAGCCAACTGCCACCCCACTGCGCCCCTATGATATTGCCGGTGGAGGAAATAGTCGCATAACCGCCAGCTTGCCCCTCGCCAACAATGACATCAGATTTAGACAGAACGCGCCCACCGCGTAAATCTCCGGTGATATCACAGCGACCATCTGCACCAATGTTTGTTTTGGAAATAAGGTTGCCCTGGGAGATAATATGGCCTTGTTCTGTAAGGGTGCCCGCCAATTGAACATTTGTATCGGTGGTATTAATAAACGGCAAAGTAATATCTTTAGTGCCATCAAAATCAACACCGCTGATTTTACGGGACGTTGCCAGTTTTTCCGCCGCTTTAGCCGTCCCACCGACAGGCAATGAGGCATCAAGCGCGGCCTTTACCGCCTTTGGTGTCGCCGCTAACGTTTCGCTGGTGCTGTTAGTCGAGCTGCTTAGCTGAACAACTCCCTTTTGAGTTAATGAGGCTGAGGGTAAATTACTATTGGCATAACTCTTTATTGCTGACTCCAATTTAATTTGAAGTTCGGCTATCTTTGCTCGCAGTATCGTGCGGTAAGTCTAATCGTGTAAAGCCGGTTAACGAGTCATACGGCCCTTTCCAGCTGCCCTGATCAAAACCCAGCCCCTCAGTATCCAGTGAAAAATAGACGTCGGTGATTGGCGTTCTGATGTTTCGGCCAATCCCCACCCACAGACCAACGACATCCTCTTGATTGCCTATTGAGCTATCGAGGTCAAAGTCGGTTGTAAGTTGGTTTGTCGTCTGCTGGATACCGAGGAACGGTGCGGTGATAAGGGATATATGATCGTAAAACTTGGGCTTATTCTTATGATAGGACGTAATGAGACGTTGATATTTAGTCTCATTCATTAAGTCACCATTAATGTTATATTCTCAGCTACACAAGCTGCTGCATCGTTAAAGGCTATCTCAATATTGTTTTCAGATAACGCAGCTGGAGAAATACCGATTTCTAACAGGGTAATATCGTAAGTCAGGCGCTCAATGCCGCCATTTAACTGCGCAGGAAGATCAAGCCGCTTAATACGCACCGGCTCGCCAATTTCTATTTCATTAATATATTCAGCGATAGAGTTTTTAATAGCGATACCAATTGATGAGGTATAACCCTGTAGCGCCTTAATTTCTAGCCGGACATAAACCTGCACCGTACCTTTGCGGAAGAAATTAATCGGGTGAACAATGCCATATTTATCTTTAATCGGGATTGTGGTGGTGCCATAGGTGCCAGAACCCGGCCCCTTTTTCAGGGCGATAGTTTGTGCGATTTCTGTTGCATCACCGCCATCAACCACGATAGAGATCGAGTGGCTGGGTATGCCGTTGACGTCGGTAATGCTGGTGTCATTCTCATAGCCGCGATAGCGCTCAACACCACTAATGCCCGCAATAGCCCCTAAGATACCATCCAGCACCGTACGCGAGGGTATTCCCTCCATGGGAGCCTATCGCGAGTGTCACCGTATCCGTTTTATTAGTCTGGCTGAGACGTTTGATGAAACCGTGGAGGCCGTGCGCCATGCGGCTGATGAGGGTGATGAGGGTGATGAGGGTGATTTTGCTGCCTACATCGCCGCGCAAGGTGGCACCAATTGCGGAAACCAGACTGTGCGTGTCGCCAAACGTATCGCCGATGAGCTGAACACCTACGATGAGGAAGTGCAGAAAGTTGTCGGTATCTATGCGCCGCATTTGGGCGCTGACCATATTCATGAAACCCGGACAACCCAATGGCGCATCGTTTCGGGTGCCGTTGACGTTGAGCCTTTGACTTTAAAAAGCGCCTCTGGCGCGCCTCGGAGTCCTGTCAATAACTGTGGGTTAGGTGAAAACACCCAAGCGCCAAATGACCCCAACGGGCAGGCTGAAACGCCTGTGGCGGCGATGGAATACCCACCGGACGCCGTTATTGACTGGTCGGACACTGCCGCCGTGAGGGCGATTGTGGCCCGCGTTAAAGAGAAACAGCCAACGATAAGCAAGATGCAACGCAGTTATGACCCCACCAAGGGCCGACTTATTGCGCCATCCGCCCGTTTAACCCGTGAAGAACGCCAGCGCATCCCCCAAATCCGCAACGATTTACTGTTGAAAGATATCAGCGCCCAACGTTGGGAGCTGGAATCGTTAGCCCGTGGCTCAAAAATGATTTTTGGTGATGTTGTTATTCAGTATCCGGCCCTGTCCGACTGGCCGGAATTCGATGATTAATCTACCTGAGAGGAAAACCATGACTAAAACCGATGCAACAACCCGCAAACAAGCACAGCGCCAGCGTGATAAATCTGTCGGTATCAATGAGATTCGCGCCCGGCTTGAGCCAGAAGAATACGCCATGCTGACCGAGGGCATGGCCGCCCGGCGTCTGTTCCGTCCAGCCTATGATTTACCGGAATATATCGCGTTGCTTATTCGGCAAGATAACCAGCGACTAAAAGAGCAACTGGCCGAACTGGGTATTTTAAACTCATCAATACTCACTAAAAGATTTATAACTCAACAAGTTAAATACACTTATATTTCCATTAATTAATAAGACTAAACAGACGGTGTATATGGCAGCAGCCCCCCACACACAGACGGGCTTCTGCGATTGACTGACAGGGGAACTATACGGCTTTTTTTTGTGCCAGGGTTGAGGTGGTGTGTGTGTATGCCTTTGGCCTCATACTATCGAGGGCGATGTCTTGATTCTGACCTGCGGGAGGTATATATTTATCATCCTCTATCAATAACTCCTCCCATACCTTGGCTATCTCGTAAGTATAATCAGCATTACCGAAAGTAAAAGCATCCTTCTTATTTAATTTATAAGTGGCAGCATTTTTATAGCTGGTAGAGATATCTCCTACCATTAATGCTGAACGATATATGTGACATAATTGGCTGATATTTTTTTATATTTACCTTCGTTTAATCGCTTTAATAGCTCATCATTATTTGTCACATACTTTTCATTTATATCATTAAAGTATTTTATGCCATTTTTTCTTAGTTTAACTATCTCGATAAGGAATTTCATATACCTGTCATTCTGATTGTAAAAAGGTGTTATAGTGTAGTAGCTAGTAAGTATCGATATCAACCCGGAAATAGCAAGCGCTGCCCCCCATCCAAAATTAAGTGCGTTATAATCAAAAATTGAAGTTGTATTATTTAGTTTTAAATAAATAATTAAGGCACTTACTAGCCCCGTACAAGCGCTAGTGACTGTTGTGAAAACATTGAGAAATAAACTTTCCTGAACAAAGTTGTATCCTTTATAAAAACCACAGATAGGGATAAATAATATTTTTATCTTGGCATGAAGTTCTGCTACCAATTTTCGTGCGTCCTCATTTTCTGACACAAGGTTATTTAATCTAGTGAATGCCGCCTCTGAGGTACTTAGAGACGTTGAGAATACTTCTAAATCTATTTCAGATAATGAATTTACAAAATTAACTGCATTGTCAAAAAAAAACAGGTTCTATGTTTTGGGACATCGTTATAAGTGCTATGTGGTTCGCGGTTAGTGTATGTTTGTTATCTGCCATAATATTGTTCCTTCATTATGGATGAGAATAGTAATAATTTGCTACGCAATGTGCTCTCTATTTCTCGATAGCACAGACTGCTTCTCTATTTATACAAATGAGAGTATTCAAAATACAACCTATATTTTACGTAATTCAAAACAGTTACTGTAACCAATTTAGGGTTGTAAGCTGGAACCGCCAAAATTTTTGTGAGGCCGTTTACAGAAAACAGATGAATAGTTGGTGATATCACTGTTGGCAAGGCTCTCCACTCTGTGATTGTTATGAGTCACCAAGAATGAGAAACCAAAATAGATAGGGGCATTGTTAAGAATTAAACCAGAAGCACTCAAATGATATGGTGAATATAGGCTCTCAGCCTATTTTTATATGGTACTGGCCTGTCCGATAAGCCCCCCTCTACGGGGGCGCATGCTGGCAGACACTAGGCATCAATAGTTTATTAATTAGTGCGATAAAATTGCCGTGACGCGTCACATCATTAATTAAATTTGTGGTGTGACGCGCTGTGTTCGCCTCTTTGATGCATAAAAGGCTTGTTGTTCAATAGGCTACTTTTTAAGCCGAGATTTTTTACTCAAGTAAAACCATAGATTTATATAGAAGTTTTCTTGAAAAGTGCATAGCATACTGTATATAAACACAGCATGCGTAAGTGCTGGGAGATTATTAGGTGATGGATTTAGATGGGCTAGTTTTGCTTGAACGTATAGACCTCATAGCTAGAATGTCAGCCGGTGATGAGATGAAAAATAGAGACCGGGAAGTGGCACTGGTGTGGATTGCTGAATTAGCTGTAGAAGCTAAAAATATCTATTTAGACGGGGCGGGAGAGTCCGGTTTACATTCTTTACGCTGACTTTTAGCGCTGCATGCATATAGTGCATGATTCCGCATGTTAATCCCCTCTCCCATTTTCCCAGCTAGCCCCAGTCCCGGCGCGGTTCTCGATACCTCATGCAATTGCATGAAAAGCGACCTGCAAAGCGCGCAGGCGTGGCGGGGATAGCATTGCGCGCAAAGGGTTTTGATACCCTTATTTATCGATCTTGGGCGGGCCGTGGTGCTGCGTTCTGCTGGGTCGGGTCAATGCGTGTTCATGGGGTGTGAGGGCGTGACGCGCGTCTGGTGGCGTGTGGTACAAGGTGTTGGAATTGCTACTTTTCAGGCGTGAAATGTCATCCCATGAGTGGGGTAACTAATCTGAGTTGATTGAAAACACAACGGGCAGAAAAAGCAGATGTCGCTGGCGCAAAATTTTCACCCTCTTCTGCCGTTCAGACCAGCTGATGCCGCCTTTGCCATACCAGCATACGGCTTGGAGGAAGAGGCTTCTCTGAAAATACCGACCTTTGAATGGCATGATGTGCCGGCCTCTCAACCAACACCGCCGGGCCACCTTCATCAACCACATGCGGTTATCAACTGAACACTTAATGTCATTATCCCTCTCCGTCATTTCTCCCTATGCTCACTCAGACGACCCGGACATCGTACCTGCGAAAGCGCATTGGTCTGGAGCGACCTTTTCCCTTCAGGAGAAACCAAAATGGCCCAAACTCACTTGTCTGCCCATCCCGGAGAGCCTGACAGTCGGCTTGATACTACTCTACCCCCACCTGCGCTGCGCGAATCCGCCGGAGGGGCCATTCAGCTTAGCGAACTCGGCACGAAAAAAACCGTAAATGTCGATATTCTTCCCTGGCCCGGAATGGCCGGAGGTCAGTATGTCACTCTGCGCTGGTGGGGGTCCCTACCCGACATCAATCTGTTGGGGCCCACCTATAATAAAGGCAAAGCCGTGTCGGCAGGCACCGTGGGTAAAGTCATCACCTTCCCGGTCGATATCGCCGCTTATCTGGCGCCCTATGCCGATGGGGGTAAATTGTACCTGAGCTACGATGTGGATGGCGTCTACTCAGAGGAAGAGCACATTGGGGTGGATGTCTCGCCGGTGAGTCAACTGGCCGCCCCGGAGATTGAAGAAGCGCTGGCGGGTGAAATTGACCCGCTGGAGCCGGAACTCCTCACCCTGACCGTCCCACCTTGGCCCGGAATGGCAGCAAAAGACAAACTGAGTTACCTCTGGCGGGGTACCCCCCCGTCGGGCGACCCGGTGACACTGACGGACAGTATGCCTGTACCAACGGCACTGGTCGGTGAGCCAGTCAGTTTTGACTGCGAGGCGGTAGAGGGTGCGCAGCCGTTTGACGGCGGGACGGTAGAGGTCTGGTACGAGGTGGAGCCGGTTGCCGGTGGCGACACACAGGTGTCATTACATCAGACTTACCGGGTGGGTGAAGCCGCCCCGCTGACCGCCCCAGTGATAGAGGAGGCAGACGGTGACCAGCTTGACCCGGAAAGACTAATCGGCGGGGCCCAGGTGCGTATCAGCTACCCGCTGATAGCCGCCGGAGATAGGGTACAGCTGGAGTGGATACCCGTTGATGCGGCGGGGACTCCGGGGCAAGTATACAAGTCGCCGGCCAATTTGGTGAGCGCAGTGGACGTTGCCCAGGGATATATCCGCGTCCAGGTGCCGACCGCCCAGATTGACCCCTATCTGGGGGGCTCAGTGGACCTGCGCTACGCGGTCAACGACGACAGGCTGTCGGCCATGACGCACTACGGTATCCAAAAACTGGTTCATGTCGGCAATCTGTGGGTGGTGGGGGCCAGAGGTAGTTCGAGCTCTTATCATCAGGGCTCGGGCTGTCTGGTGGCCCAGGACCAGACCACCCGGGCGCTGCTCGAGGCGCACTGGCAGTATGAGGGGCTGCCCGAGGTGAGCACTGGCGTGCGCTTTATCGATACCCACCCGGAGCGGGTGCTGGTCGTCAGCGTCGGCAACGAGGTGGTGCGGTTACGACCGCAGAACATAGCCCTGTCTAGTGGTGCCTGTGCGGTGGTGCTCAATGATGGTAGCGTGGCGGCCTGGGGGGGTTACGATTACCCGGGCGACGCAGCCACTGTGGCCAGCCTGCGCGATATTGTCCAGGTGATCGGGGGCCAGTCTACCTTTGAGGCACTGGGCGCCGACGGCAGCGTGGCAGCCTGGGGGTATGACTTCGCCGGGGGCAAAGTACCACCAGCGGTAGCGGGCCTGCGCAATATCGTCCAGGTGGTCGCGGGGGGGAGTGCCTTAGCGGCACGGTGCGCGGACGGCAGCGTGGTGGCTTGGGCGAAGGATGCCAATAATGGGGGCACAGTGCCGCCGGCGGTGGCGGGCCTGCGCGATATTGTGCAGGTGGTTGGGAGCTTGTCGGCCTTTGCGGCGCTGCGGGCAGATGGCAGCCTGGTGGCTTGGGGAAATCCCGACGATGGGGGTACTGTATCGCCGGCAGTGGCGGGCTTGCGCGATATCGTGCAGGTAGTCGGGGGTGATTATGCCTTTGCGGCGCTGCGTGCCAACGGCAGCGTGGTGGCCTATCCCTACTACGCGTTCGGTGGCGACACGGCCTCAGTGGCGGGCCTGACCGATATTGTGCAGGTGGTCGCGGGGGAGACTGCCTTTGCGGCGCTGCGCGCCAACGGCAGTGTGGTGGCATGGGGGAGCCCAGACAGTGGGGGCGCGGTATCGTCGGCAGTGGCAGGCCTGAGTGATATTGTCCAACTGGTCGGAAGTGGGAGTGCTTTTGCGGCGCTGCGGGCGGATGGCAGCGTGCTGGCTTGGGGGGATCCTGCCCGTGGGGGGGCGGTTTCCAAGGAGGTGGCTGACCTGAGCGATATTGTCCTACTGGTCGGGAGTTCGTATGCTTTTGCGGCTCTGCGCGCCAACGGCAGCGTGGTGGCTTGGGGGAATTCTGACCTTGGCGGCACAGTACCGGCCGATATTACCGCACTGCATAACCTACGGGCAGTCTACGGCGGTTACGGAGTCCTTGCCGTACTGGATGATGCCGGTGTTCCAGCCTCTTGGTCGTCCGTGACGGGCAGCCCCCCTGCTGGGGTGGCGGGCAATGTGAGTTACACCCTGCCGGAGCGGCCCAAATTGCGCCAGCTGAAATAACTGCTCTACGAGCGGGGGGACAGTGGAAGTCCCCCGTCTTATGACGTGAAAAAGCCGCCCGGTTTGGCGGCTATGATGCTCAAAAATATCAATTAACTATTTGCAAACTTGAAACGCTGCCAGCTTGTTTTCATCCGTAAACCGTGCGGCGACAAAGCCATCTTTAACCAGTGAGTTGATAATGCCAAGCGTTGTTAAATATTGTGCAAAAGTAGACCAAGGGATCGGGGAATTATGGTGTAAAAGTGCACCACCCTGATTATT